AACGAGATCAAAGAGTTTTACCGAGTCAAGTTCTTCGGGGAAGTCGTGGTTAAGTTTAATAACGGGATTCCGGTTCACATGGCACAGACCGTGAGCAGGAAACCCCCACAGGAGGGCAACCAATGAAACTAGCACCGGCAGGCGTATTCGTAGTATTGGCGTTAATCGCATGGCATGAGGGTATGTTAATATTTACCGGATTTTTATTTGGCATGGCGGCGTTTTCGGCGCTTGCTGTGCTGAAGGGAGAGGATGGGTAGCGAATGAATAATGTAACGTGCATATGGAAGGAGGTAGCCATGACTAAGCCAAGCTAAGTGAAAGGAGGTGATAGTCATGGGTATACCCGTACTTGAGCGCCCCAAATCTTCCCGTAAAAAGGGAAAGAAGAACCGTAAACACGGGCGGCAGGCAAGAAGACCGGGAAAAGCACGTTACAACGCTGAAAAAAGATGGGAGAAAAATAAAGCCCGACGCATTGCGAAACAGCGTCGGATAGAAGCAAAGAAACAAAACAGATAACTTCGGGTATTAGAAAAACTAAGCCCCTTGGTCATTGCGACCTTGGGGCTTTTTTTATTTGTACCCGCCTTAAAAACGCCACAGGGCGCAATCATCGACGCTGACGATGCAAACCACAGCGTATTTAAATTCGGCAAAAGCCGCAACGTATCGCCGGACGCTAATCGGCGCAAACGAGGAGACAAGAACATGAGCGATGAGACTATGGATGACCTGATCGAAAGCGAAGAGATTGAGATTGAAGATACGGAAGAAGAACCGGCCCAAGGTGACGATGATGAGAAAGGAACGGAGCCGGAAGAAACAGTCGAATCTCTGAAACAGAAAGTCGAAGCCTTGTCAAAGGAAAAAGACGGGATGTACCGGGAAATGGTTACTGAACGCAAGACAAGGCAGGAGCTTAAAAGTCAGATCGACCAGATCAAGGGGATGATGGAAGAAGCAAGGGCGAACCGTGAACAAATGGCATCACAGGCCGCACAGCAAGCCGCTGAGGTGACTACAAAGTCGGGCATACCAGTGAAGTTTGACGAAAACGGTGACGCCTATGTAGCCCAGGAGGATGTTGCTGGGTTGGCTTCTGCGGAATTGGCTGAAGTCAAGAAAGAACTGGCCGCAATTAAAAACCAGAACTTTCAGAACACAACGGTATCGCAGAACCAGAGAATCCTTTCTGACGTGATTTCCAGCAACGAGGGCTATGCCGGTGCGTATGCGCAGGTCCAGAAAGCCTATGCGTGGCTGGATAATAAGTCGGAGGATGTGCTTCACCGGTACGGGCTTGATGTCAGCACAACCAGTTTGGATGAGGTCATGGGGTTGCTTGAGCGGGATTTCGGAAATGATTTCTCTGCGCAGTTCCCCGGCTTCGATATCGACACGGTTGTTGAAGCCTGCACGGTCGGAACCAACGGTATGTTTCGTCCCCGCAAAATCAAGAAAGCGCTCGATAGTGTTCTTGCCAACTCACCCGAAGAGGAAAAGGAAAACCAGAACCGTAAAAACCTTAAATTCCTTGGTCAGAAACCGAACAACCTTTCGGGGCAGAGAAACCAGAAAGGCTCAACCGGCAGAACGCTTGACGATATTGCAAATCTCACAATGGATGATTTTGAAAACATGTCCGATGCGGATTTGAAGCGGGTTGAAAGGGCCATGGCTAAGGCTGACTTATAGGAGTCTGAAATGGCTTTAACCGAATTTACATCAACAGATGACCAAGCTGTAAAACTTTACAGCAAAATGACCTTCCGGGAGTCCATTCGTGGCACCCTGTTCTCGAAGTTCATGGGAACCGGGAAGCAGCACATCATCACCCGCCACACCGACCTCGAAAAGAACGCTGGCGATAATATTAAATACGACCTTCTGGAACAGACCAGTGGGGCCGGTGTTGAGGGTAATAACTGGATGAAGGGCAACGAAGCACCGTTGACCTACTACCAGGATTCCGTATCCATCAACCAGCTTCGGCAGGCGCACCAGTTTGACCAGATGTCCCAGCAGAGAACCATCCACAACATGCGGCAGGACGCCAAAGAAAACCTGACCGACTGGTGGAGCAACACGCTGGACAACTATATGTTCCGCAGCCTGTGTGGTGATACCACGTTCAGCTTCGCCGGTAACACTGGTGTTGCGCCGGACACGGACCACTATATCGTTTGCGGTGACGTATCCCACAGCGGCACGATTGCGACCGATGAGGCTTCTCTCGGCTCCAATGACCAGATCGACCTGATGGACCTGGACTATGCCAAAGAAAAAGCCCGGACCATCTCCCCGATGATTCGACCGGCAAAGATCGACGGCGGCGAGTATTACGTGGCGGTCCTGCACGATTATTCCCTGACCGATATCCGGACCCAGGCGAATAGTTCCGCTACAATCAAGTGGAACGAAATCCAGCAGTACGCCAATGTCCGTGGCCTGAAAAACCCGATCTTCTCCGGGGCCAACGGTGTTTACAACAACATTATCATCTACGATTCCAACCGGATTTACAGCCCCGCTACCAGCGTCCGGCGCAACCTGTTCCTGGGTTGTCAGGCCGGTGCGTTCGCTATCGGCTCTGCCTACAACAAGCGTATGCGCTCCAAGCTGGGTGATTTGCCGATGGTGTGGGCCGAGGATTTGGATGATTACGGTGATAAAGAGGGTATCGCTGCCGGTATGACGTTCGGCATCAAAGCGACCCGGTACAACAGCAAGAATTATGGCTGCATGGTGATGACCGCTTACGCTGCCAGTCACTAGTATTCAACGCCGGTGGTGATCGTAACCCCCCGGCTAATCTCCGCTTAACCGAGGGAGCGGGTTAAATTAGGGATCGTAACCCCAAAGGAGAAGCAAAATGGCTCAAGTATCTTTTACCGCATCTGGCGCAACAACTTACGACCTCACCTCTACCGCTACCAATGCGGCTGCTGCGAACGAGGTTACTCCCCGTGAGGGTGGGTTTGTTGCCCGTAACAGGGTTAACTTTTCAAACGTCACGGCCCCGACCCTGACCAACAAGGTTATGAACGTCCTTAAACTGCTGAAGATTCCTGAGAGATCGGTGATCGACGGTGTATTCCTGATTGCCCCCAAGGGTACGGCAGGCGTAACCCACAACTGTAACAGCAAGTCCATCAGTTCCGGTACTGCCGGTGTCGGATTTATTGCCTACAAGTCGGCTTCCAAAACTTCCACCTCAACCGATGCGGACGGTTTTGCCAAGGCTACGCTGGCTAAAAGCAAGATTCACACCTCGTCCGTTCTGGCCTTGCCGGGTGATCCCGAAACCTCGCCGAAGGCTGCCATTCGCTGGGTTGGTGCCGGTATCGCTGGTGAGAATAACGGTTGGGCTGACGGCGGTGGCGATCAGCAGGGGGGTATGTATTTCCCCTACGGTGGTTATGTGACCTTCCAGGTTCTTTCCGGTAAGGGTCCGTCCGGTACGGCGGCTTCTTCGCTGGATGGTGAGTTCTCCGGCACGCTGGAAGTTGCTGCGACCGGCTGGAAGGTTCCTGAATAACGAAATTGCTCGTCTATCCATATAGGACTGATCGGCAAACAATATGCGTTGGATAGGGGTAACCTGACAAGAAAGCTTCCTCGGTCTTTCTTCCAACGCATTTATCACCGGGGGAAACTAAAAACCGAGGAGAGAAGCAAATGGCAACTAACGTAATAGTGGTGGATGAGCAGGTGTATAAGGCACGAAACGTTGTGCCGGGGTCTTACTATGCCAAGTGTGTCGAGCAAGACCTGATTACCAAGATTCATCCTACAATGAGGCAGGGTGGTTATTATTTATCCTACGAGGGTGTTTATAAGCGTCTCGCTATTACGGTCGGAACCGACACCCCATGGCACCACGTCAACCACCTGAGAACCAAGAAGTGCGGCCTCGATCACTCCCTTAAATTCGGGGTGTTCGGATACGTCCCGCCACGATGCCTCGAGTGCTGGAAAGTTGTGGTAAGCCCCCGCACGATTAAAGAGTTGTTCCTGTTGCTGGATGTGCAGAAGGGGCTTGAACGACCGTCGAAATGCGGCATTGAGATTCGGCATTACACTCCGAGGCTCTACGGTGGGTATTTCTACAATAACAGCCTTGAAGAAGGCCGCCATCGTTACGAGGAAGTACGAAAGGCGGTTGATGAGCATATTAGCCCTGACGTTGATGTTATCCTGAAACGGGCCTGCACAGAGTACGAGATGGCTCTCGGCCCCTCCCCCGGCTGGACAATGACAAGAAAGCAACACGACCTTGATGACCGGCTGGAAACCCTGATTGATACGTACGCCCCGAACAATAGAGGGCAGACGCCGGAGTGCCTGGCGCAGGTACACACCCACTGGATCGAATGGGCGTGGGAACACCGTGACCCTACGGTTGATGAATATCTCGGCGGTATGCCCCTGTACCCCCCGTGTGTGACCTACCATGAGGGCGACATTACAGATGTCAAATCCGACCTGATGAAAGCAAAGGCCAAGGTTAAGTACGATATCGAACCGGAAGTCACAGAGGCGCTCCATAACTCTATCCGTGGGCTTGCGATGACCAAGGGCTTGACGATGGACAAGGTGGGAGCGGCTATCGGGTATGAAGAGGTCAACCCGCTTTACGTAGGGGAGGGCATTGAAATTGGATAAAACAGAACAGCAGGAAAAGTGCCTTGCGTGTCGGGAGTGCTGCGAGTACGTGGAGATTCCGACCACAATGCTGTCAATGGAAGTCGTGGAATACTGGTATGTCCGGGGTGAGCAGTTTTATATCAATCCGACCAGTGGGGTGTTCAGCGTCCGTATCTATAAACCATGCGTGCATTTAAAGGAAGATGGTTGCGCTATTTACGATAACCGTCCGGAGATATGTCAGAATTTTATGTGCGCTTACGGTGATGACAGGGTTCTGGAAGGCAAGGAAAATATATGCGCCGTAACCATGGAGCACATTAGAAAATCCATTGAGAAATGGAGGGAGAGTAAAAACAATGATTTACGACCTGATCAATTTGATTCGGATGAGGGAATATCCGGCCCCGCTTCGCCTGTTTGAAAAAAAAATATATTTCGGGACGAATAACGCTGCGGCCAATGATGTGTTCCAGGTGATCCCGGTGATAACCAACGATATCGTTTTTTCGGTGTGGGCCGAGGTTGTTACTGCCTGCACCACAAGCGCAACCGTTGATTTGGGATACGGCACAGACCCGGATTATTTCGGGAAAAAGCTTCTGGTTGATTCGGTGGGTCATTGCCGGAACGTGCTTTTTGGAACAAAAACGTGGAACCCGTATCTGGTTTACGACAAATCGAGTCACACCGACGAGTTGAATGTGGCTGGTGCCAGACACGGAGATCATGTCACGGCATCACCGAGTATTGATGTTGCGGACATGACCCTTGACGCAAAGGTTATTCACGACGATTGGGTGTCATTGACCTACAGCAACCTGACAGGCGGCAGGCTGGATTTACCGGAGCACACCATTGACGTGGTTGTGGGGAAAGCCCCGAACATGGCAAGCCCATTGCATTTCACCTCATCCGACACAATTGATGTTACGGCTAATACCGCTATCACAGCCGGGGTGCTGAAAGTGTCGGCGCTCATCTTCAGGAAAAACGTGTAATGGCAACCATTGACACGATCATAACAGAAGCAAGGTACGATTTAAGGGATACCAATTCGACCTTATATACCGACACCGAGCTTTATTATTACGCCAACCGTGGGTTGTTCCAACTCGATAACGTACTGTCTGCGATGAGTTCGGACTACGTGCTTAACGAGGACGATGTGACGTTGACCACGGGCGACGATTACGCTTCAAGCCCCGATAACTGCATGGTGATTCGGTCTATCTGGATTGATTCTGACTTGTTATGTAAAGTGGCTCCGCAAACCCTTTACCGTGAGCGCAAGTTCATATCATCCACGGGCCAGCCGTTCTATTTCGCAGAGGTTGGGACTCAAATCCTGGTGGACCGGGAGGCGGACGATGACTACACGTTAAAGGTCTATTCGGACCAGAGAACGGCGGCGTTATCATCCGGTGATTCCATGCCCTACAACGATGAGTTCAACGGCATGATCCGGGAGATGATCATCACCCTGGCCCACAAACGAAACGAAGTGAATGTGTATCCGGATACGCAGATATACAACTTCTTCATGGAGCGGTTGGGTGGCAACGTGATCCGGCGCAACCATGTACCACGTAGGTCGAAACTGGATTTTTAAATGTTTAAAGGCAACCTACAGACAGGCGTTGAGTACGAAGTTTTAACTTTGCAGGATTTCCGGCACGGGCTTAATTCCTATGTCGCTGCGGATCGTATCGCATTAACGGAAGCGTCAGACCTCGTGAACTGGATGATTCGCAAGGGTGGTAGTCTTGTGTCAAGACCACCCGTAGTCAAATACTCCAACAGCGCCACGACAAGTAACGCAGCGGTCGTTTATATCGAGGAAGCCAATATCGGCGGTACGATGTACACCCTTTTGGTGGACTCGAACCATAAGCTGTACTACCTGGATGGAGGCCTCGATCCCACGCTTATCGGTACGCTTGAAGGGGCCACCACCATCATGTCGTACAATGGTGCGGCACTTCTGTTTGACGGCTCCTACGTTAAATATCTTGACGGTGTTACAAGCATAAAGATTGCCTATGACGGCGGCACGGGGACCACAGGGTATCAGTTCGATTATTCATCCTCAACGGACGATACGCACCTTGCTCTTGGAAACGGTACAAATATCGGTGTTGCGCAGAAGTTCACCACGCAGGCATGGGATTCAGGTTACACTATACCGGTAACAACAGTAACGGCGTATCTTAGCGAAAACGGCAGTGCCAACGCTTCGGCCGTTACCTGTAAAATCCGGTCTTTCGCAAACCCGGCAACAATCCTGGCAAGCAAAGTGATGGTTGCTGATGCTTCGGGAATAGGTGGAACGGCTACCGAATATTCAGCAGTATTCACATCCTCGGATATAACAACAGAAATGTCACCGTCTACCGCTTACCTTGTCACCCTTGAGCATACAGGGGGTGATGCCGCCAACTATGTGAAAGTACATTGCAATAATATCGGGTCAGGCGGATTATCGTATTCCGGTGTTACTGATCTTGGTGTGATCGGAAACTGGAGCGCAGACACGGCGAAGAATTGTTTAATGTCGGTTGCCCCCGGCAGACCGCCCAAGGGGAAGTTCGGAACAATCTGGAACAGACGCCCGTGGATTGGTGGGGATTCAAGCAACCCCGGTTATGTCTGGTACGGAAATTTGACGCAGTTCGATTGGTCAACCACAGATGGTGGCGGATATATCAGCCTGGTTGATGACGATTCCAACAACTTTGAAGTCGGCGGTATGACAGCGTTCTATGGAAACCTGTATGTTTTCGGCACCCAGGAGCAACCGTATCTTGTAAAGATTTCAGGGGCAAGCCCTTCGGCATATGCCCAGGAAATGACATTCCAGAGGCCATGGGCTACCCACAGGACACTCACAAGTTCCGTTAACGATATCTGGTATTCAACCGACGAGGGTAGTTCTCCGATATCCGGTGTACAGGAGTATGGGGATTTAAGGACGTTTTTTGCATCAGACCCGATCACGGACAGGTTTGAGGATTACTGGAGTTCATCAACTGCCATCGCCTCATATTACCCCGAAGACGGCCAGTTGTGGCTTGTTATGCCGACATACCATAGGGTGCTTGTCTGCCACACAAAGAACGCCGTACAGGGGCCGAGCGGGGCCGGTGTGCGGTATCCTTGGGCAGAGTATGAGCTTTACCACGCAGATTTAAGTAATGCTGATAACGGTAGGTGGAACGCTTCTGGAAGCGGAACAAACGAGTATTACTACACGGATGAAGATGGTAATGATCCTGGGTTTGATGCACAACCCGATTTTATCACTATGGACAGGGCGGTGTTAAGCGAGGGGACAGCGGGGAGCCTCACTGATCACCAATGGGACTATGGGGATAACGACACACTTGGTTTTAATACCGTGTATATCAGGGACGAGTCCGGCGATCCTGATACAACAGGTGTTTGCATAAGGTCGGTTTTAATCCCGCAATCTTTCGGGAAAACAGGCGGCACGTTTTTAATCGGCGGCTCCGATGGCTATATCTACAAAGTAAACCCCAGCGACTATAAAGACCAAAGCACAATACAGATGAAGCCCGTTATTTACACGGCTTACGTTGAAATGCCTTTCGGGGAGGTCAACTTTAACGAAATGCACCTTTTGGTAAGCACGACAGGTGGCGGTTCCATAACCACAAACTTTTACACCAACGGGCAGTATGCTACCGCAACGGCAAGTGAAACAATCGCCCTGGCTATTAAAGACGATTTGACGGTTGACGAACTTACAATGGATGTTGAGGACGCCCTGTTTCTGGTTGACCCTGCCTCAGCCGTACCGCTTTACAAGTATGTCAATTTCAATGGCCGGTCGGTTATGGTTGCGGTGGACAGTATCACGATGGCCGGATACCCGATTTATAACAATGGGATACTCCTTAAATACAGGAGGTTAAGCTACTAATGACTGCCGTTTCCAGAGATGCGATATTAAAAACAGACACGGTTAAAGACGCCCTATACACCAAAGCAAACGACGATATGACGGAGTTGTTCGCTATTGCGCTAGAGGTTGAAACTGCCCGTGGCGGTGAAACAGACCTTGATACGAGGCTGGACGGTGTTGATGATTCGATAGCTGCTCTGACCGTTGGAACTGGTTGCCCCGTATCCGCCAACGATACCACACCGGGATACCTTAACGAGAAGCTGACCGCTGGAGAGGGTATTGATTTAACCAAAAACAACAACGGCGGAGATGAAACACTGGCTATAAGCGCAGAAGACGCAAGCGTAACAAATAAAGGGATTGTCGAATTGGCTACGAGCGCCGAGACAATCACCGGGACAGACACGGCACGGGCGATAACGGCAAGCGGATTGACGGAGGCTTTAAGGGCTAAGTTCCTGCTGTAACAAACAGATCGACGGGTATTGAAACAATCAAGCCTTATTGGCGCAGTCCTGCGCTGGTAGGGCTTTTTTATTGAGGAGAACGATATGGCTTTTGCTTATTCAAGACTAACCGAGATCACGCAGGTGGCTGATTCCGCCGGTGCGGTGCTGACCAATGCTTCCGGGACAACTACGTATATCAGGGTGATTGTTATCCACAACACCAACTCCACTATCGAAAACGTGGTGCTGTACAACGTGCCGGATAACGCCGGTGCTGTTGGCACTGCTGCTGCGGCGAACCAGTTTTATAAAGAAGCGGTTGACCCCAACGAAACCATCCTGTTCGAGATCGAAGCTCCTGGAATCATCCTTGAAGATGAAAACGACACGATTCAGGCGGTTACGGACACGGCTTCAAAGGTAACGATTCAGATGTATGGAGCAACGGAATAATGCCGATTTCACAGACAGTAGGTGGCGGAAAATCTGAGGCGGTGGCGTTTACCGCTACAGATGCCACTTGGGATATCCCGGCAGGCGTAACCGCTGTTGAATACCTCCTTGTCGGGGCAGGCGGCGGCGGCGGCGGCACGGACGGAAGCTTTGACGGTGGTGGTGGCGGAGGCGGGCAGGTAAGAACTGGCCTTTTCTTTATTGATTCAAGTGCAACAACCCTTGCTGTGACAATCGGTGCAGGTGGCGTAGGTGGTGCCGGAGGTGCTCCCGGTGCTGCTGGGTCCGATGGGGGTGATAGCACGATATCTGACGGTACAACCACTGTTACCGCAGAGGGCGGCAAGGGTGGTTCTGGGTCTAACGGGTCGGATGCCAATGGTGGCGCAGGCGGCGGTATTTATAACCCTGCTTCCGCTGCTGGTCAATATGGCGGTTCTTCCGGAGGGGTCGGCGGCGGCCAGGGTGGTAAGGGGGGTATCCCTTGGTGGACATCGACAAACGGTGCCCAGGGGTGCCCCGGTTATGGGAAAGGCGGCACCTCCGCTGGTTCCGCTGGTGGTGCTGGCGGTGGTTCATACGGTGACGGTGCGGACGGTGTTTCCAGCGACAATGGTGCGGACGCTGCGGCGAATACCGGTGCTGGCGGTTCTGGTGGTGCTGCGGCTGCTGGTCCAACGGTTAAGGATGGCGGTGCCGGTGGTTCTGGTTACTGCATTTTATATTGGGTGGTTTAAATGGGAATTTCAAGCAAGTCTTCACGATTAAAATATGAGGTTTTCACTTCCACCGATGCAACGTGGGCGATTCCGTCCGGCATATCAGGCGTTAAGTTTTTATTGGTTGGTGCCGGGGCTGGTGGGGACGCTGGAGGCGGTGGTACTGGAGGTGATGGTGGAGGCGGCGGGCAGGTAAGAACCGGGATATTCCCGATAGCCAGCGCAGCCACAACTCTTGCTATTACAATAGCCACCGGGGGAACAGGCGCTGTTTTCGGTGGAGCGGCCGCTACTGCTGGTGGAGACAGTTCTATTACAGACGGGACAACCACGATAACAGCAGAGGGTGGGGCTGTTTCTGTCGCTACCGCAGGCGGATACGGCGGTGGAGTAATGAACCCAAATCTAAGCAACGGACAAATGGGGGGGAGTTCAGGTGGGTCTGGTGGCGGCCAAGGTGGAGAAAATGGTGTCGCTTGGTACACAAGTAATGCTGGTGCCCAGGGATGCCCTGGCTACGGTAAGGGCGGAGACACTACCACCGGTGCTCCAAATGGCGGCGGCGGCGGCGGCTCTTATGGTGATGGAGCGGACGGTGGTGGCCTTAACCAGGTAGGATCAAATGCCGCAGCTAACTCAGGCGGTGGCGGCGGTGGTGGATATGATGGTTATGGCGGCGGGAACGGCGGTTCCGGTTATTGCATATTATGGTGGATAGAGTAAGGAGAAATATCATGTCATTATGGGGAACAGGAAAAAGCGCATCCGGGACAACGGGCGCATCTTCGTTTAATATTCCAACCAATCTTTTCCCGACCAGCCACTCATCGTCCGGAGGCACATCGTCAAACGAAAGCCAATCCGGCATTAATTGGTCCCGCCCTGTTGCGGCGCAAATGGAAAACCCGATCATCACGGCAGGTCAAGCCCTCCCCGGTGTGGTCAATAATATGGGAGAAACCATACAAGGCCAGTACGCTAATGCTATGCGTCAGGCAATGGGGCCGAACCAGTTTCAGGGGACGCTAAACCAGTTGGCCCAACGGGGTATGCTGGGTAGTAATGTGGCGAGTGATACGCTGGCACAGGCACAGAATCAGGCTGCGCAGGACATCGCCAATCAGGGGTTCCAATCGCAGTTATCGCAATATGCGGCGCAGATGCAGTTACCGGGCATACTTGGTAACATCGCCCAGCTTGCCAATGAAAGCACGGGTAAGGGCACGTCTACGAGTTCAAGCAGTTCGTCTTCTCAAAACCCGTTGGCTCCTTATGAGTTAATGGCAAGAATGATGACGTATTAGGAGGCGCTATGAATTTACTCTCCCTCTTACTTGGTCTTGCGAATGGTAGCGCCGACCCCGCTTTGATGCAAAAACAGTTCGGCCCTAGTGAAGCGAAACCGGCAGTGAACCCGTTTACGGTTTATAACAATACGCATACTCCGGAATTTGTGGCGAATGTACGACCCGATGCAACTCAGGGGACATTACAACAAGTGGCTGGCAACGGCTCGCTAAAAACACCGGCGGCGGCGTATTCTCCCAATAGTTATATATTGGATAAAACAACCGGCAGGCGGTTAGCGTTTTAAGGAGGAATTATAATGGGTTGGTTAAGTGACGTTTTCTCTTCGTCTACCGAGCAAAAAGTTACACCTAAAAAAATGGATATAGACCAGAGGCGGGTTTATGACGATGCCAAGGAGTATTGGTTCGGAACATCCAGTATCGAGGGTGAGAGGTTTGATCCGGAATACTATATTCGCAACAACCCCGAAATTGCCAAGGGTCTTGGGATAAACATCAACAGGCCACTTACGGCAAAAGACCTAAAGCGGGTAGAAAAATACCACAACAAATATCGTGATTTTGACCCCCTTTATTATATTAAACAATACCCCGAAATTGCTGAAAAACTTGGGGTGAAAGCGAGTGACTTAGTCCCGGACGGGACCAAGAAGCAGCACGATATCGTTGAGGCTGCCACAAAGAAACTCAAGCAACACTTCAAGACAACCGGCCAGTATGACGGCTTACAGGGTAACGCTTACCAGACATACGATCCGGAAGCGGAACAGATTAAATCCTACCAGGACAGGTTTGCCGAGGATTTCGGGTACACACAGGGAGCGAACCAGGATTATCTAAATTCAGTACTTGGTGCGAATAACCAGTATTCCGGTGTATTGCAGCAAATGGCTGACCGTAACGCCGGGATTTCGAGAACCCCGATTCAACTAACCGGGGCCGGGTTAAGTGGGCCGGTAGCGTTTACGTCTGGGACACAGAGAAGGGCAGAGGATAACGCTGCAAACTATTACGGTTTACTCAATCAGCTCGCAAAAGAAAACGCCCAATCGCAAAATATTTACGATACCACATACACCCCTAACGCTTTAGATAACGCATGGATGAATATTTTAAGGGGTGAGGATGAAAGCAATTACAATAAAAGACTCCAGCTTGGGACAACCACGACAACCTCAACACCGAGTCCGATGGATGCGATAACCGGAATACTTGCCACTATGTCGGGTATTGGTTCAGGCGCTGCTGATATTAAAAACGCTTTCGGAAAGAAAGCAACCACCAGTGGGTATGATACCCCTTCCGGTTATGTCTTAGGGCAATAGGAGGTTATTATGGGATATGCGCAAAACATCGCCTTAATGACGCAAAACCTTGGAAACATTGCTAATGTGATCAGGGCCGAAAAAGAGCGGGAAAGAGCCAAACAGCTTGGTGCTGCGTTTTCACAGCTTGGGGATTATTCCCCTGAGAGTATTCAGCGGTTCATGGCACAAACCGGGGCAAGAATGGATGAAATGCCAGGTATTATCAACGCCACTGGTGCGCTGCAACAGATGAACCGCACAACCGAGCAGGATGCTTTCCAACGGCAGCGGCATCAGGATTTGCTTGGCATAGACCAGCAGAGACTTGGGTTGAGGCGGGATGAGCTTGATTTTAACAAAAACCGTACCACCGAGCAGGATGCTTTTAGAAAGCAAGAATATCAAGACTCTCTTGCACTTGAGCAGCAGAAACTAAACCAGAAAGAACAGCCAGACCCAATAAAAGCCATGAAATTAGTTGATGATGCTTATGGTGTTCTGGTGGCAGAAGGCAACTCTATCGAGGCGATGGACAGCCCGCAAAGCAAGGTTCAGGCGTTGGAGTCGGTTAAGCGGGATCAGGACAGGCCACTACAAGAGCGGATGATGGCCGCCGGTGCGCTTGACGCTATGTATAAGGCGTCCGGTATTGATCCCCAACAGGCCCGTTTAGCGCAGGCAATGCAGCAGGATAACGTGGGTCTATTGAATACCAGTGTTATTGGTGCACCGAGGAGGCCCAATGAACGACAAGCCGAACAGGCCGAAAAACCGCAGAAACAAGTAACCCTCGATAATGGCAAAACAGTCACCGCCGTAAAAGCTCCGGATGGAAAATACTACTACGAAGAAAACGGAAAATACTACTTGGTGGAAGGCGAATAAATGGCGAATCTTGTCCCGGTAAACCATAACCCGTTTGAAATAAAAACCAGCACGACGAAGCTGACACCGGTGGACTATAACCCGTTTGAGCAGGCACCACAGGAAAACGAGATACCGGATCGGAATGCTAACTTCAAGATGCCGGAAAGTTCCTTTATGTCTGATGCCGCCGACTTTACAAAAATGGTTGCTCAGAAGGGTGTTGATGCCGTGAGGGGTGCTTATGATTATTCTAAGGCCGCACCAAAGCAATTATATTATGGTGCCACCGAAGACGCAGTAAAATCATTAGCCGGTGCTGGTGAAGCGAATAGGGAAATAATAAGGCAAACAGAGGGACGTAAAAGTGGTTTGGGTGGTGGTCTTCAAGAGGCCCGCCCGGATGGGTTGACTGATGAGCAGTGGGCTAAGTGGCAAGCCACTAATCCGACAGGTAATTTTGATCTGTACGATTGGCGTGTTAGTCAGGCCGAACAAGGGCAGCAGGCAATGGAAAACATTGCGAGCAAAATGCCAACCCATGAGCCGCCGAAAAATCTTTTGGAAGAAGCTGCCCGTGGTGCGGGTGTTTTTGCTCCAACAATGGGGCTTGGTATGGTTGCGCCTCAGTTAGCCCTGCCAATGGCCTATGAACAGATATTCGGCCTAAAATACAAAAATTACGTTGATGACGGGGTTGATAAAAACAGGGCGCTGGATGGGGCGAGGATGGTTGCCGCAATTAGCGCACCAATTGAGTCTTTTGGTACGTTGATTGAAAGGACACAATTATTGAAACTGGCCGGTGGCCTTTTGAAAAAATCCGGTGCCGGAAACAGGGCTTTAATGTTTTTAAGGCGTGCCCTGTCAACAGCCGCAACGGAGGGCCTTGAAGAGTATTTCCAAGCATACCCCGAAGAGTTGGGTGATATTTATGCGAAGAATCCAGACGCCACCGGGAAAGAAATAAGAGATATGTTTATGGAGTCGGTTAAGAGCACCGACTTCCAGAAAAGGGCCGGTAGATCAGCAGCAGCGGGAACAATTGGCGGTACAATGATGGCCGGTATTGCCGGTGGTGTTGGTGGTATTGGTGCTGGTATAGAAAAAATTAAAGGGAAGGGTGATGCCGGGAATGAAAAGCTCGAAATAGCCAAGTTCCGCAATCAGTTTCAAAAGGCGATAGATAAAGGCGATCAAAAGAAGGTCAATAAAATTGTTGGCAACTTCCTCAATAACGAAAACGTAAGCCCCGAAATACGGCGGCAATTTGCCGAAACCATAAGCCCAAATAGCGTGCGTGGAGCAACGGAAACCCCTCCCCCCACTTCCCCCTCCCCCGTTGTTCCCGCACCCACTTCCTCAGGTACCGCAGGCGGCGTTAAACCGGATGATGCGGTACAACCACAGCCTGAAACTGAGATGGTGCCGCCTGAGAGCGATACGGTGGCTATGGACGAATCTACGCAAGCGATTGATAGGGTTGCACAGCTACAGGCAGACAATCAGGAAGCGATCAACAAGATGCCGGTAGACGATCAGGGGGTTATTCTTGGGCGCACGGGGAAAGACAGGCGTAAGGGTCCGAGGCGTGATGCCGAACAGTTGGATAATTTAACCGGCATACCAAACTCTAACTATATCCGGCCCAAAATAGACGAAGCGAAAAAAGACACGACCAAGGAAATATTTTTCTTTGACATAGACAATTTTAAGGCTGTCAATGATGTTCTTGGCCATGACGTTGGTGATATTGCCCTTGAGGGTATGGGTCGGTTACTGGAAAAACATTTCGATGATGCAGAGTTTGGCCGGTATGGTGGAGAGGAGTTTACCGTAATCCTCGACAAGTCACCTGAGAATGAAAAAAGAATCAAGGCGTTTGCAGATGATGTGGCCCAAAACATCACCGTTAATGATGAGCCGGTTACAATTTCCGGTGGTGTCGCTTCTGGTGAGGCGGTTGACGAACGTGGTAAAACAAGGCTAAAGGCGGATATGTTCGCCTATGATGCCAAGAAATCAGGCCGGAATAAGATAAAACTTGACAAGGGTGGTGAGCAGGAGTACTATTTAAGTGGACCAAACGTAGGAGAAAAAAATTATGTCAGACACTTCGACATACAGCAACTGGAGGCAACAGCGGGAAGACTATCTGAATCGTCCCTCGCATCAGCACCCGGAGTTCGAGACGCCCTTGCAGGAGCCGTACAAGCGGTCAAACGGGCAAGTTCTGGTGAAATACAAAGGGATACCGATAGTGTCACGCCACAAAAAGCCCCAGAAGTAGCCGACCAGCCAAGTGAACCTGTAACCCCCCGGCAAGCCCACCTTGCCACATTAAAGCCCTATAAGCGGCAATCTACACAGGCTTACTACGACTACGTGGATAGCCTGACAGACAAGCAACGTGATACCGTATCAGACCTGATTACGGACACCCCCAAAAGCCCCAAGATGGATTTAGCCGGTTTACGTGCGGCGTTGAAGAAGCGTACCGCCAAGGCTAAACTTGCGCCGAAGAAAGCGCTTGAACCCACAGTAGTACCCGAATCCAAGCAACCTACCCCCAAGGCAGAGCAGAAAGCGGAAGGGAAAGAGCCGGTTGTTAAAGCGTATCACGGTAGCCCCGAAAAAATAACCTTGGACGATTTAGATATAGAAAAGACAGGGAGAAACATAGGGGGCAAATCGCAAGCAAAGGGAATTTATTTTAGCAATAAAAAGGACGATGCTAAAAGCTACGCTGAATATAGTAAAATCGCAAAAGGCGAGAGTGGTTCTCCTACGGTTCTTGAGGCAGAAATAGATACAAGTAATTTAAAGCAGATAGAAACAAACGAAATAATTACAGAATCGCAAGCGAAACCGATAAGGGATGCTGGGTATGATGGGATTTGGAAGAAAGGTATCGGCGGATCATCTGGTTTTTATGAATTTATCTTGTTTAACAAGAACCCCATAAAAGAAAGAAAGATGTCATCGCTTGTTGATCTTTTTGTGGATTATGTATCGGAAAAAAACAATGAAGAAATTGATGCCGCAAAGAAAGCGAAAGATTTTGAAAAAATAAAAAAACTATCACGTAAGGCGTCTGCCATTGTGAAAATGGGGAGATTATCAACATATAGAGAAGATGCAATAAAGGAACAAATTAAAAAACAACTCCCGGTATGGATACAGAAGGAGTTTGATGCTTTTCTCTTAGATCGTAACGAAAAGCAGGACGATAACATTTCAGATGTTACAGAGCAAAAAAATGTTACGGAAGCGAAAGAGCCGTGGGAGATGACACGGGATGAGTACAAGCAATCTTTAATTGATGATATAAAAACAAAGATTAGGGCCGTTGAAGAAAAAAATACTAGAGATGTTTCCGAGCAACGTGGCCAACAACTGGTTAGGCAGCGCAATAAACTTGACAGGAAATTAAGTAGAATAACCAACGAGGAAGAAGATGTAACGGGGAAAGACGGCAAGCAGTACATTGTTCCAACCGATAAGATAGACAAAAACCACAAAAAAGCTATCCGTAAAGCCATCTCCGAAGGCAAGTTCATCCCAAAAGAAGTCCTGAAAGACTACCCCGACCTAATCCCCGAAGGCATGGAGTTGATGGATAAGCCGGGGGATAAGGCGAAGAAAGGGTCGGCTGAAGCGAAGCCAGATATACAGGATTTTGGCGAAGTTTTGCACGGTGCAAGGAAACACTATGCAGAAAAATTGTCTGATGCTGAAAAACTCGACACCGTTTCTGCCCCATTGTCAAAAACATGGCCCGAACCAGACTACGATAATTTGATTGATGGTGGCGTTAAGCCAGAGATAGTAGCTATTGTCAGGGTGATGCGTGATTCTGTACCACCAAAGGGGCGAACGGGATGGAAAGTAAGGCAATATGTTGACGCCGTTGAATCGTTGCGTGGTTTAGCTCAAAGGCTACTCACGGGTGATTTGAGCTACGAAAAATACTTAGAGGTTTTAGATAAACCTGAATTTAAAAACCTTAAAAAAACGCTTCTTGATAACGCCGAATTGTATTTACAGGTAGGCCATAAACATTCGTTGAAGGGTATTCGTTTAACCGCTGGTTCATACAGTATGTACAAGGGTGTAGAATATAGACCCAGCAAAACGATATGGACAGTAGAGAAACGGGCGAAGGCAACCGCTTTTAGCAATTGGCCGACTGTTTTATCTGAGGGCGATACAAAAGAAGAGGCGATTTCCGAGTTTAAGAAAAAGATAGACAAAAACCCTGCTTCTGTTGGCAAGAAACGTGGTGCGGTTAAATTTGATATCTATAGAATTAGGGGTGATAAAAAAATATATATCGGCAAACGATATGCTGCCAATAGGTATGTTGACCTTGAATCATTCGACACCATTAAGGAAGCCAGGGAATATCTTGCCAACAACCAGGATGCGCTTGAAGAGAAGTTAGCGAAAGCAAAAAACTTCCCAAAGGCCCGTAAGGACGAAAACTCTCCAAGGGTAGGCATAGACCACCTTGAGGGGCAGGACGCAACCCCCGAAATGTTTACGGATGCTTTTGGTTTCCGTGGTGTCCAGTTTGGGAATTATGTAGAGCAGGGCAAGAGGCAAGAGGATTTAAATGAAGCCTACAACGCCTTAATGGATATGGCTGGTGTGTTGGGCATACCGGCAAAAGCGATTTCTTTAAATGGCAAGTTGGGTTTGGCTTTTGGTGCGAGGGGGGTGGGTGGTAAGGATGCTCCCGCCGCTCATTATGAACCTGATGCTGTTGTAATAAATTTAACGAAAAAGCGTGGTGCCGGCAGTCTTGCACATGAATGGTGGCACGCTCTTGATAATTATTTTGATAAACAGCGCAATGCTGGCGGCTATATTACAGAAAAACCATATAAAATCAAGGACGATGATGGTACACGACAGGAGATGATAGACGCCTTTAATGGTGTCATGGAAGCCATAAAAAACACAAAACTTATAGAGCGATCCAGAAGGCAAGACAGAACAAAATCGAAACCATATTGGGCAACTGTTCCTGAGCTATCAGCAAGGTCTTTTGAGAATTATATTATTGAAAAGCTCCACGACCAAAACGGGTCTAATGATTACCTCGCCAATATCGTTAGTCAGAAAGTTTGGGATGTTGCCGCAAGCATGGGGTTTGAGCAGGAAAACTCATACCCATACTTAACAGAAGAAGAAATACCGTCTGTAAAAGCGGCTTTCCAAAATCTGTTTGATGTGATTGAGTCTAAGGAAACCGATAAGGGGGTAGCGTTATACGAAGAATCTCCCACCGTAACCGACTTTTCCGGCATATCTCTAGCCCAGCTTAAAAAGCTCCCGTTCATGAAAGGCAAGTCCGTAGAGATAAACGAGGACGGCAGCGTGGCGGTGAAGTTCGCTCCCGGCAAGGTGCTGACCATCAAGGGGCTGACCGACACGGGTGGTAAAGTACGTGCTGATCTAGGCACATCCCCCACAGGCGCAACCAGAACAGCACAATACCAGAACCACGAAGTCATATTCACCAAAGCCTCCGATTTGGAAACCGTATTTCACGAAATCGGTAGCCACTTCTTTGAGGATATCGGCCTGATTAACAAGGGCGATAAGATGGTGCTTAACGAGGCTGTCCGCAGAGCCACAGGAAAGCGTCCGGGCATGGAAACACGGGAAGGATGGGAAGCGAGGGCAAGGTGGATAGGCGCTAATCTGGCTAACCGAGAGCAGTACAGAGGGACGAAGTTAGGCAGGGTGCTACAGAAGGTGGCTGACTTTATTGATAGCCTTGTGGGGCTTGTCAAGTTGACTGAGCGGGGTGTGCTGAGAAAGATCGAGAAGGGGGATGTGAAGGGGGAAAAGCCTGTAAAGTCTGCTATGAGGTTCGCCCCTGCTTATGAGTTGACAGATTCGGGTAAATCCGGCAAGAATAGTGCCATGTCTAAAAGGTCGGGGAAGGGCGACATAACCACCGAGACAACCCCGGAGCCTGGTGGTGATTCTGCATACAAAAGAAAAATCATTGGATCATTGTTGGCTGAAGCCAAAAAACACAAAACCGCCGAGGGTTTCATTAAATCACTTGAGGAGAGCGGAAGAGTTGTTTACCACGCAACTTACAATGATTTCGCAGAATTTAGGCACAACGAAATCGGAATCCACTTTGGCACCATGCGGCAAGCGGAAAAAATATTATCGTTAAGAGAAAGCGGTGGGCGAACCCCGAAGTTTTTTGAAATTGTGTTGCCAGACAATTTAAATTTCATAAAAGCCAAAGACCTTGGGTCTTGGAATAATATGCCTGATGTTGTTTCATCGTTAAAGTTAAGGGAAATTTTAGGAGACAGCTATTTCAATAAACTTAAAGAAAAAAGGCTTAACTATAAAAGAAAGCTAATGGGGGAATATGGTTTTGACAACAGCGGTCGAAAAACGTGGAGCTATTTTGATATCTCCAAAGAAAACATGGAGAAATTTGACTCTCTTCTTTATGAGTGGGATATTAAAGAATTTAATGCCATTAGAAGATTATTGATAAAGAAGGGTTTTGACGGAATACAGTACTGGAACGCACACGAAGGAATTGGCGAGTCGTATAGTATATTTCTCCCAAATGATTTTATAGATAAGGAAAAACTTCTTGCCGCTATCAACGAAAGCGTTATCTCCCTCCCTAACCCCTCCCGCCAGACGGAAGAGTCTGGCACAGAACCCCTGAACGAGACAAAGCGCAACACAGCCACCGCAGCCTTTAAGAAGTGGTTTGGCAAGAGCAAGGTTGTTGACGAGGGTGGCGAGCCGCTGGTGGTGTATCATGGGACGGATAAGTACTTCACGAAATTTAAAACCCATGAAGGCGCAGGCGGTGAATTGGGGGCTGGTGCATATTTCACCAATAACCCTGAAACTGCTGGTGTTTATGGGGAAGAAGCAGAAAGCGAAGATTATAGGTCGGGCGCAAGAATATTGCCCGTTTATCTTTCCCTGCAAAACCCGTTAGACGTAAGTAACCTTGACTATATCCCAAGCCGGAAAAAACTAATTAAACAAGGGTATGACGGTATTATTGAAAAAGTCGGTGACAAGATGCAAATTGTTGCCTTCTACCCCACCCAAATCAAATCCATATTCAACAGAGGCACATGGGACGGGAACAATAAGGATATTCTGTACGAAGAAAAGACCAATCCCGCCGACGAGCTAAAGAAACTTGGTGCCATGTACAAAGAGAAATTCGGTCCCGACGATCCGGTGATGAAAAAAATTATTGCCGAATCATCCCCGAAAATCCTCAAGGGCATACTTGGTCGTGAGCAGGATTTCAAATTACCAAAACCGGACATCACCCTTGCTGACAGGATGCTTAACCTGATGTCGCACTATAGCGCAAAGGTTCCTGGCTTAAAGCTGATGTACGAAGCTGGTCTAGGATGGGTTGATGACAAGAACACCAACGCAAACGAATTGTTCCACGGGAAGAATAAAGACGGTGAAACAATATCCTATATCGAAAACCTGAAACGCTTGAGCAAGAAAGACAAGATGAGCTACAAGCGGTTGCAGGCGTACTTGCTGAACCGTGACCGTGACGCTGTTGGATACCGTGTAAGGAAGGACGAGGAAAGCAAGAAATTCCAACTGTTTGACCTGAAAGGCAAGAAGGTTGCTGAGTTTGATAATGACGTTGCCGCATGGAATGAAGCCATAGAGCGTGAGGTTGCCGATGCCAAAGTAGCGGGATTCAATGACGCAATGGTCGAAGGGCTTGTGTCATTTCGGTCTATCTCCCACAACATATTTAATATGCGCTACGAGGCCATCAAAGACCTGATAGAAAAATACGAGAAAGAGGGCAGGAAACCGTCAATTGCCTACAAGGATGAGCTTGGTAATTCGGTCAAGATTGATCTGAAAGTGGCTCTTGCGGAGATGGGTGATTTACGGGGGCATTACTTTCCACGTACCAGAAATCAGGGTAAGTGGATCATCAGGGCAACCAAGAATGGCGCACAGCCAATACTTGAAATGCGGGATACCAAAGCAACAGCGTCGCTCCGCAGGATGGCTCTCGAAAAACAAGGGTATACCGTGGCACCTATCACAATGTCCGAACGTATGCCAGAATCCGTGTTTGCCCTTGCTGGTCAGAATATTGCCATCAACGAGCTTGTGGACAAAGCCCTTGAAGGTGTGGATAGCCCACGAACCAAAACCTTGAAAGATATTGGCATCACACTCGAAAAAGACGGTGACGATGTTATTTTAAAAGGTATTATCGAAAAAGATAAAAGCAGGGAGATCGTAGAGGCTTACGGTGGCAAGTACGAAGAGTTTTTCCAAAGAGGACATAAGTCATACAAGTATGATGGCCGGTATCGGTTCAAGGGTGCTGATGCAAAAGAGCTTGAAAACAAACTCACCAAAGCCCTGTTTTTACAAAAAGGTATTGACAGCGCCGATATCGAGCTTCTCTTTGCCGCCGAGTTTGCCGAGCAATTAGCCAATACAATCAAGGAACGTGGCGCACGATCGGCCATGATCCACAGGCAGAGATTGACCGGGAAAGACGTATGGGCCGGATATGAGGAAGACCCCCTGACCGCTATTGCACGGGCAGGACAGTCCACCGCTTCGGCACAGGCTAAAAAATACATGGCTATCAAGATGATTAATGCCATGAAGGGGACCACGGAAAGCTGGGCTGAATGGCGTGACCGGATGAAAAAGGAAGGATACCAGACCACGGACGGCAAGCGGCATTACGGTGAAGCCTACATAAACTACGATAATTATCTTGACCATGTGGAAGAACAGAAAATATCAGCCACAAAACAAAAGAACGCATTTGAATCCGCAACCAAATATATGCAGGATATGTTACGCAACGAGGAGGCCATAGACAGGGTTATGGGGACCATTAAGGGGGTAGCGGTCCTGAAATACCTTGGGTTCCGTCTGGCAGCTCCTGCGGTGAATATGACGGCATTGGTAACGAACGTACCGGCCACCATGAACGGATACGCCGATATTCCCCTGCACCGTGCGCCTGACCTGTTAGCCAAAGCCGTTACGAAATACGGGGCGTGGAAGGTGAACCCCGGAAGTGTAAGTGAAGACACGCAGAAAGCGTTAAAGCGGATTTATGATAAGGGTTGGCACAAGGCGCAATTCAACATGGAAGCGGTCAACGTGCTCAAGGGTAAGTTCGGGCGTGGGTACGGTCGGCTGATTGATGCGTCAATGGCAATGTTCGGGGTAACTGAGCAGATAAACCGTGTTGCAACAATCCTTGGGGCGTATGACGGCATTAAAAAGACCCGCCCTGAACTATCCTTTGAAAAGCAGATGGAGCTTGCCAAAGAGGTGTCAGACAAGGCGCACGGCACGTACGGTAAGCCGAACTATCCAGAACTGGCCCGTGGTTCCGGTATCGGTGGACAGGTGCTTAAATCGGCTTATGTGTTCAAGACGTTTACGCACAACTACCTTGCCACCCTGAAAGAGCTTGGTTGGGACAAAAAGAATATTAAGGCGGCATCATGGCTCATTGCTTCCCCGGCGCTCCTTGCCGGAACAACGGCCAGCATGGTTACACCGGCCATGATGAAGATGGTAAACCTTGCCCTGAAATTATGGGATAAAGACGAGGACGATCCAGAAGAAGCATTGTATAGGTGGATGTATGAAAACGCTGGAGAAAACGCAGGCAAATTCACAGAGCAGGGCTTGTTCGGCCTTCTCGGACTCGACCTTAAAGGCTCGCTGCAAGTCAATGTTACGGATATTCCGACTGATCTATTTGAAATTCTTGGCGCTCCGGGTTCTATGATTAAGGATATTGGGTACGGTATTGGTGATTTAAGTCAAGGTGAGCTTGACAGGGCGTTTGAACGATTACTGCCAAACGCTTTTGCCGCACCGATTAAAGCCTACAGGGAACGCACAGAAGGGGTTACAACCCACAGAAACACGCCGGTATATTGGGGAAATGAACCGCTTAAATCAAGCGCACTTGACGCATGGTTACGGGCGTTGTCGTTCAACCCTGCTGAATTATCGTCAAAGAAAGGCCAGTTGTGGCGAGAAAAGAATATCGAAAAGGAATACCAGGAACGCCGGTCAAAGATTAACGAGCGCATCAAGGATTTTGTTCTAAAGCCGCAGAACAAGAAAACTAAGAAAGAATGGGCCGACATAATGACTGATGTGTACGAATACAATCAACGGCTTAAACGAAATAATATGCTCGGCATCCTTAATCCGATAACGAGCAAGAGCATTGACACGTACATTAAACGGACATTCAAACCGTCAAAGAGGGATATCGCAAGGAGACTGAAGGCCAGTTAATACATAAAAAGGTTGATTAACGGGTATTGAAACAATCAAGCCCTGTTGGTGCTACGGCACTGGCAGGGCTTTTTTATTAACAAAGGAGATATGGAAATGGCGACAACGACTGATTTTGAAAAGATTACGGTTGCCGATACGGCGATTGGTTTTACTGCATCAAAAATTAAGGGAACCGGTACGGCGTGGACTCCAACAAGGGGTTGCCAAGAGGCTTTCGTAACGGTTGAAATAGCGTCCGGTAATTTACGGTTCAGGATGGACGGTACAGACCCGACTACAACGGTAGGGCATTTACTAAAAAGTGGTGATTCCCTGTTGTTGTCAAACCCGCATGACATCAAAAATTTCAGGGCCATAAGAACAACAGCAACGAGCGGATACCTCCACGTTTCTTACAGGTTCTAGGTGATATATGCAATACATATTAAACGATAATAGGGAATCCGAAATCCAGCTATCCGGTGTCTCTGATAATATTTCTTTTTCTGGAGATATAACGTTAAGAAGTATTGGTATAACGGCGCTGGACGTTCCTCAGCGCGAGTTGGATGCGCTTGTTGCTCTATATAACAGCACATCTGGAGATTCTTGGACAGATAAAACAAATTGGTTGCAGACCGGAACCGTAAACGATTGGTTCGGTATTACTGTTTCAGGCGGGCACGTAACCGAGATCAGTTTAAATAACAACAAACTTAACGGTTCAATGGGTACGGTTCTTACCCCCTTGGGCGGTTACTTAACCACGTTGGATTTAAGCGACAACCCCAATCTAACATACCCGTATCTTGGGTTGCAGACAGCATTAGCCACCATTGATATCAGCGATTGTGGTTTGGGGTCAGCAAGCGTGGCGGCAAGGTTAGCGGAGGTGGTTGCAAGTGGTGTTAGCGCCGGCACGTTGGATATTGGCGGAAGCAATTCAAGCCCCAACCCGGCTGGAGTCACCTCCTTGCTGGCCCTTGAGGACGATTCCTGGACGCTGACATACAGCACTGTGATCATGGAGAACACCGGGTCATTCTACGCAATCACCGCCAATGGTGATGCTACAATAAGAAGCTCAGCTACCGATCTGTCAGGACAGACAGCTAAATATATCGTGGCTTACGATGGCACGAATGACAAGTATGCTTTTGCTTACGGGCACGCCGCTGATAGTGCGGAGGCGTTGGGAAGCTATGCCGTAAATGATAATTGTTCTGCTGATGATACGGCATCGTGGATTAAATATGATTGTACTTTAATATTTGATACTGATCATTACGTTATAGCAAGAGAAGCCGCATCATATGGGATATACAAGGAGTTTTTGGCGCTCACGAGTGGCAAACTATATAAAGCATCAGCAAGCACTAAACTTGGAACAGCGCCAGCAGTTACATCGGCATTTTATTATTCGGATGCTGTCACAACGCATACGATAGATTACACCACTGGGGCTGTGTATGAAACACATACCGCATATATTAACAGCAACGGATTGTTTAGATTTGGTCTTTTTTTAAACGGTGCGATTGCAGGGCAAACAACTTTTGTCAAAGGAATATCTTTAGCTGAAGTAACCGCCCTCGGAACCGACGCCCTGCAACTCCGCAATGCTGCAACCGGCTCAACCCGCAACTGGACATCAATCGAATCTGGTTTTGACCCGAACACAATCTCAAAAATAGAGGTGTTCAATGCTGAATAAAATAATAATAGGAGTGGCGATTATGGCAATGGCAAGTATGGCGATGGCCGATAAAGTAAAGTCGATAAACCCTGTAGCGGCAAAATCAATGCCAGCGGGGGTTGCTGAGAAGATAGCGGCAATTAAGGCAGGTGTTGAAAGCAAGGTTGAAGCAAAAAGCGCAAAGACAAACAAGGCCCGTGTGAAAGATGGCGATTGGATACTACTGCACGATGGCTCAACGGTCAAGGTTTTTAAGCAAATCGACCCGCTTGAAGAAGTGTCTTTTCCTAACACGCTGACATGCTTTATCGGCACGAAAGAAAAGTGTGAAAAAGAGATTGCGAAGCTGAACAAATGAATGATGAGCGTTTGCCAATACCCGTGATGCTTGCGGCTTTTGCCGTGTTTGCGGGGCTGGTGATTTTGATATTAACGTATAGATTAGCCGGGTGGTTGAGAGGCGCAAGACATGGGCGACTGTCCTAACGAGGAATGCCACAAAAAAATGGAAAGATACGGAAGAACACTGTACGGACCGGACGGAGATGCAGGTCTGGTTGATTGTGTGCGGAAGTGCATCAAGCGTCCACCTATGAGCGTGTGCGTTTCCATACTTGTTATTATTATTGGTTTGGCTGCAACAGCTTTCGGGTTTGTGCAAAACCACGGAGAACGAATTGTGGCCCTTGAGCAAAATACCATATCATATCGGCAGAGCCAGAAAGAGCTAAAGGCTGATATGAACAAAGAATTTGACGAATTGAAAATGATGATTCGGGAAATGAGCAGAAAATGACATTCCTCACAGTCGAAGACCAAATCATATTTCACGAAGGTGAAAAGCTCAAGCCGTATAAAGACAGCCTTGGTGTGTTGACCATCGGCGTTGGCCACAACCTTGACAACGGTATAAGTAAGGCAGCGTCGCGGTTCATATTCAAAGAGGATTTAAAAGAGGCTACAGACTGGCTAATTGGGTTCTTCGGCCCGCAGTTCTGGGAAGCGATCAGTGAAGGCCGGAGGCGGGCTTTGATTGATCTGCGGTTTAATCTCGGATCAGATAAATTCAAGGGCTTCCGCCGCCTGATCCGGTCTGCCCGTTTGGGCGATTGGGAAATGGTTGCTTACGAACTTGTTGATTCAAAATGGTGGCAACAAGTACAAGAGGATAGAAGAAATCTTTTATATCATCAACTCAAAACAGGAGAAATCTAATGCACATTCCCCCGAGCGTTATCATTGGCGCTTTACAGATCATGTGGCCGTTCGTGGCTGACGAAGTTACAGAGGCTGCGGCAAAGACTGAAACAAAATGGGATGACCGAGGCGTAAAGGTGATTGACGCCCTGCTGGGCCGAATCAATCCGGCAGAGCTTGACCCGGAAGACCTGGTTGGGTATTTTATGGACGTTTTAAAGGCGGTTGCTCCGGACCTGGTAAAAGACAAGGAAAAGCTGCTGGCGCTCATGCAGATTGTCGATATGACGGACGAATGAACCTGATCCACATATCCGACCTGCATATCCACCGAGATATGGCTGACAACGAGGCTGTTGCTGTTCGCCTTGCCGGGATCAAAATTCGGTATCCTGACGATCTCTTGATCACCACCGGCGACATAACGGACGACGGCCACCCGGACCAGTTTAAAAATGCAATATCTGTCCCTGGCCTCAAGGTTCCCGGGAATCACGATTTCGGGGCTGCTGGGAACTTTTACAGCCTGGAAAAGGCTGATCTGTTTGACGCCACATTTGGCACCCGCTTTTCAGGTGACAACTATCCGGCTGTTGATATTATTGATGGCGTCCGGCTTATCGGTCTTGACAGCAACCTTGAGACAGATCACCCATTTGATTTTGCTTGCGGCGAAATTGGGGAAAGGCAATTAAAGGCGCTGAGAGGCGTTTTAAGCGGTCCCGAATTGCCAACGGTGATTTATATGCACCATCACCCGTTTGTCAGATACGATCCGTTTATGGAGCTGCTGGACGCCAGAAAATTCATGCGGACGATATACGGGAAGGTGGACGTGCTGCTGTTCGGGCACCGGCACGTTGAGCAAATTTGGCGTGACTGCTGCGGGATTAAGCTGATCCATGCTGCCGGCAGGTTGGCTGATATGCACAAGGTTTTAAGGATAACGATACAGGACGGTCAAGTGTCAAGCCGATATGTGTAATATGCCCCCGGTATAACATCAACCTGAGTGGTGATGTCGCCTTGGAAAGCGCCGGGGGGGGGGCTATTCTTTCTTAAACACGGCTTGCGCCCATATGGTTTCGTATTCAGAATAACCCTTGCGCTCATTTTCCCATGAATAATTCTGTACAGAGACCCCACCGACCAACTCAAAGCCATCATTAAGCGCATCCTCAACAAGCGCCTCAAGCTCTGCTCGATCATTTGAGTCTAATATTTTATATCTCATCACTTCCCCCTCGGCAACTTGCTGATTAACTCCATGTCGGATTCCGGCGCGTACCAATCCGCATTTTGCTCAAGCTGGATTTCAAACACGCTTGGTATCCCGTACCAGTACACGCTTGTAATGTACTCACAATACTGATCCCTCGGCCATCCATCATACCCCATCTTATCATGCAGGTCAATCAGGTGCCACAAGCCATCGTCGGGGCAGTAAACTTCGTTCCAGCAATGGGCGCAATGGTTCCCTGTAACTCCTACATACCCACAGCAGAGCCGGGAAATGATGCCGTTCCGCTGGTACATAATTTGCCCTTTTCTGGCCTTGGTTACGCAATCGCCGTTTGTAACCCACTGGATTTGCTCAACGTGGGTTTTTTCGGGGATGTAGACCTTTGTTGAGAATGCCGCACAGCCGATATTGACTGCTAAGATGATTGCCAGTATAATAATTCTGATCATGATACCCTCCCGTTTTTGGTGTTATGATCTGCCTCGGCTGGTGTGTCAGCACTGGCCGGGGCTATTTTAATGCGTGTTTTGCCGGATGCGTCCCCCGGTTGTGGCCCATATGGTTTTGGTGGTGGTTGTTCAGGCGCATATGCCTTTTTCACTTAGCATCACCCCCTTTCTAGGCTACATTATGATTGTCTATTCAATATATTTTTCTATCGCAAAAACGGCGTGTATGTATAGGCTGGTTGTAATCCAGTTAAGTCCTTCTTTTTGGATAACAACAGCCCCATTTTTTTCAGAGCAATTCCACATTATCCAGTACCAAAACATGTTGTACCGCCTCATTGTGGTTTTTTATTAACACCATCTACCAACCGTTCAATGTCTTCCCAAAATTTCTGCGGAACTGCAATTGCATCTTTGATGTTGAATGTGCTATCGAGAACCTCAAGATTACCGAGCCTCCTCCCAGCGTTAAAACCGGCCATAAACGCAATTTGTGTATAAAGACCGGTGTTCTTACCGTCGAGAGAGTCGATAAACTCCTTGAACAAATTTGTTTTTAGTTCGTCCACTTCGTCAACCTGTCCGGTTCCGTATCCTTCGGGCCATTCCATAATTTGTCCTTTCAGTATTCCATTAAGCTTTTCGTTTATTCTGGTAAACACAACCTCAGTCTTTTTCCCGCTATTACGGATTTCCTTTATTCTTATTTTATGGTGCCATGTCTCAACAGCCAAAATAGTGGCAGAGAAAAATACAAAACAAAACGCTATAAAAAGATACACCTTCATCTCCCTCTCCTTTCGCCCTGTTTCCGCAGTGGCCGGGGCTTTAAATTACACTCGGCGTATTATTTCTTCGCTGATGCTCTTGAGAAGATTTGCCTGTTCCTGAAAATGGTTGTCGTCGTAGGCGATTGTTTCTCCCCTATCTATCCGGTACTGATTCAGCGCCTTCATACCCTCTACCTCCACCACAATGCTGAACATTTCAGCCTGTTTTGCTAATAACCATGCGTTCATTTCACTCTCCTTTCTCCCTGTTGCCGCATTTGGCGGGGCTTTAATTATGCGTTATCCCTGACCTCCTTAAACTCAGGCGCTGTTAAAAACTCATGAAAAGTTAAATCGTCAAGCCCGTCGGTAAGCGACAAATACGCTCTGTATCGCCGCCGTGGTTTTGTGTATCTAATCTGCCGGTGGCTTTCCATTGCGACAGCCTTGCCTTTTTGGGTGCATACATAACAGTCATAGTCGCTGATTGATGACCGCCCCATGTTTTCGACAAGGCCCATTTTTTCAAGCTCTATATATTCCGGGTCATCGGGTACGACTGCGGCATAGTTTCTGTAAGGCTTCGGATTTTTATCCAACGGTGTGTTTATTCCCAACATATGACGTAACATGCTTAGTTGTTTTTTAGTTAAATCTTCCACATCACTCTCCTTTCGGCGGGTCGGGCAGGGGTTGCCAGTGGGTGACCTCGCTATAATCTTCTGCTATTTGGGTTTCCCAGCCCAAATCCTTGCCATACCAAAAGCCAATTACGTGGTTATTATATGCTTTTTCCCACACGAGATATCGGGCATATCCACGCTCAAGCAAGCCCTCATCTTCCGGCAACCGCTCTTCAACGCTAATCCATTCGTCGGGCCGATAAGCTCCACCGTCCACTTTTTCAAGTTCGGTCATCACGTCAACAACTTCCGAGGCTGCTAGGTTAATCTCACCGTCTGCTCCGAGTCGTGCAAGCATGGCTTTGAGGGCGTTGTACAGTTCTTTGGTTAGTTTCATAATTCCTCCTTCCGTCGCTGGGCCGGTGGTTAGGCCACGCCTATTGTCGTGTTTATTTCGTTCGATAACCTATGGTTAACAAACTGGCCGTTATCGTTTACGTCCATAAACTCGTTGCAAACCTCGATTAAAAGCCGCTCAAGGTGCGCCGAATATTGTTGTTCTAAGTTGAGGTGACTACAGGTTTCTTTGTCTTCGCAGTCCATGCTTCTTTCCTCCGGTTAGTTACAGGTTGGGGTTAAGCGCCAGCCCAATATTGTTTAAATATCTCCCGGATATTTCCGCTTTGAGTTTTTTTGAGTCTTTCGACCTCGTTGACCTTCTCGTCAAACTGCTCACCAATAATATTTATGCCTACTATAACACACTCATTGCAGATATAAGCCGCTTGGCCTGCAAGAAGAATCGCCGCTTCTGCTAGAGTTTTTCCACAAAATGAACACTGAATATCGTTTTCCATCCTCTTTCCTCCGGTTAGTTACAGGTTTGGGTTAAGTATACCAATCAACATCCAGTAAATCGACTGTTTTTCCTGCCAATTCGTGCGTGCAGTCTCCGAGAAATTTAATTTTCCCATCAGTCACAAAGGAGTGGCATAATTCCCCCTGTCCGCCTGCCGTCCTGATGCTTGGTTTAATTGTTGGGCGCTCGGTGTCTTTATTCCAGAACCAACAAGGGCGGTCTTTTCTGCTGGGGTTTACGTTCAGAATTCTGGTTTCCATGTGCCTTATCGGGCATGGGGTCTTTATGATTATTTCGTCGGCGTCTTCCGGTTTACAGGTAACAAGCCCATTTCCACCACCATTGGTCTTTACCCATTTTTTGGGGACTGCTTTCATGCGTTTTTTTGAGGGTGTAAATGCTGGGTTCTCTTCTCCTGCCCTTTTCCAGTCTGGCTCTTTTGTTTTTTCCATCGCCTCTTTCCTCCGGTTACGGGTTGGTAACGAGTTACGATGCCTTGCTAAAATGTAGTAACGTAATCATTATTCAATATATGGTGCATGGTTCCCTTTGATTTAACACCAAATTCCGTCATCAGCTTTTTGTATCCCCATCCAGCCTTATCGTGTAGGCAACGGGCTAAACCGATCTGAGCGTCAGTCAGGACACGGTTTTTCTTTGTGGCGTTAATGGCTAATTCAACCCGCTGTTCTTCAGGCATATCCATTTTGTTCTGGTGGGCTGTTCCGATGGCGATGTTTTCAAGCCTGTTGTTTTCAGAATTGCCGTCCAGGTGCCTTACTTGCACACCATTAAAAAACATCTGGTTGCCGAATTTTTGATAAGCGGCTAATTTATGAACCATTACGTTATGGTGAATGCCGTCTCGTTTCATGGAAAATCTGGCTGTTTTATATGGGCGCTGATCTTTAATATTAACCGCCCTTGGATCGCCGTTTTTATTGCGGACAACACCGTCAATAATCCGGTATCCTTTTTCATAGGCATAGATCACCGCCTGATTTGACTTGCTTAATGTTTTTACAAATGGTATGGGGTTCTTTGTCATACAAAATACCTCTCGCTGGGGTGTTGTGTGATTGGCCCCGGTCGGTGCTGGAACACCTATCGGGGCTTTTTAATTTTCTGGTAGTAGTTTGGTAGTAGAAAAAGAGGGGATAAGTTACTGAAAATTGGCGGAAGTGCATGGGAATCGAAACAAAGCACGACAATATAACGTGTTGATTATTCATGCAGTTTCCTAACCTTTTTATCGTCCGGTAGTAGTTTGGTAGTAGCCATCAATCTGCGGACGGTTTCAACCTCTGTTTTCGCATACCGCTTTACTGATTCAATATTGGCATGGTCTGTGATCGTTTTCACATCTTCAAAACTCAGACCCTTTTCGTTTATATACTGGCTTGCGCTGGAGTGTTTCAGGCCGGAATAAAGGTCAATGTTTTCTCCCGTATCCTGGCAAGCCTTTCGCCAAATCCGATTGAGGCTTTCATTGGTATATCGTTTTTCTTTATGTCGGCTCAACGGATTTACAAAAATATGAGCGGTTCCGTCTTGTCTCGGAATTGATTTTAAAACAGGCATAAAATCAGGGTGGCATGGTATGTTATGGATCGCCCCTGTTTTTGTCCGCTCAACCACTTTCCTGGCCGACAATGTGCGCCTGATAATGAACACTTGGTTGATTTCGTCAAAGTCCATCCACCTTAAAACGCAAGCCTCTGACGGTCTGCGCAGGTGGTATTTAAGGAAAAGGAATATTGGTCTGTCCTGCTCCGGTATTGCCTCAATTATTTTCATCTGCCGGTCTTCCGGTAGCCATTTTATTACAGGCGTCTCAAGATTATAGTCTTCTTTTTTCGGAAAAGGAGGAATTTCAGGGATGCGTTTTGACCTCCAAGCATAATCAAAAAAACTGTGTAAGCAATTTATTACATTATACTTTCCTTTTGGTTGTAAGTCAATATAATTTAGTAATTTATTTAACGTGTCGAGTTGTACTTCATGAAGCATAATAGGGTTTTCTTTGAAAAACGGTTTGATCCAGTTGTTGAAATATGACCAATACCCCTTGACCGTGGCTGGTTTTCTTTTCGGTTCAATAACATTTTCCATCCAATCTTGAAAATACTCAATTATATCAGTCCAGCCTTTGCCGGTGTACTTTTCCATCCTGAAAGACACAAGACCCTGCTGGTGCTGTTCATAATCCCCTTGGATGGTGGCAAGGCACTTCTCGGCTATCTTCCGGTGGTACATCAGTTCGCCACGGTATCGGGTGATCAGGTATTTTTTATTGTGTTCACGGTGCCACCACTGAACAACCCAATTGCCCCTATCCTTGCGGAAATAGATTGACCCTTTCATGCACAGCCCTCCAGTGTTAAATTTAGGGCTGATATTATAATCGGGGTTTCTGGTCATTGTCAATCTTTCCGGTCCTCTGCTTCCATCGCCCTGGCTATGTCCTGCACAGCGCATAGCAGATTATAAAGTGCGTATTCAAGCGGGGTCGATCCTGACGGCGTTTCCGTCTCGCCGTTGATGGCCTTCTTGCCTATCTCGCAGCACGTTCCAGCACGCCACAGCGCCATTGCACGGGGTGTTTCTGGTTTAGAATCCTTTTCCCATCCGCAATCATTCATACATGATCCCGTCACAGACAATAGACCGCCGCAATGGGGGCATCCATACGAAGTATTTTCAAACGGTTTTTCCCTCATCTCTTTTATCGCAATCTCTTCTGCTAAGTTCATGCTTTCCTCCCCACGGCCTCATTCCACCAATCAAGCCATTCCTGGGCCGCTTCTCTTGTAGCGTGGCATAGACTGGCGTTAAGTCTTTCTCTATGCTGAATCCATTCATTCCATGTTGCCCTGTTAACGCGTTTTTTATATATATTAAACCAAAAATATTCTGTTCCCGGTTCCGGCTCTTCCCACATCGGCTTCGGCGGGGCGGGGCGGCAAGTGGCGCACTTGTCCCCTTCCCTTGCAAGCCACTCATCACGCAACACGCTTACCGGCTTGTAGTTTTTCCTTCTTTTCTCCTGCTTCCACTCCTTGATAATCTCGTCAGCGTCATGGCGGCGGCGGTATCTGATTAGTTCAGGCATATTAAAAGACGGGCTTGTAGATAAATCTCTCCATAATATATCACCGCTGTTATTACACTCCCACAACTCCCATGCCTCATGCCTCGTATCCTTAACCAGCTTTTCATCCTGCTCATACTGGCATTGCAGGCAGTCCGGGCCGTTACCATGTTTGCAGTTAGTCATTTTTGGCCTCCATCCGCACTATTTCGAATGGCAGAAATCCACCTCCTTTTACTACTGGATTATGTTTAAATATTCTTCTCTGCCAATCAATAATGTCTGAAATTTTGCTTTCCGGTGTCAGTTCTTTAATATATGTGTTCCACTCGAAATCATCTGGTGAACATTGCTCGCTAATTCGTATAACAGCCGCTATTTTCATCCATTTACCCCCTTGTCAATCCGCATCGCCCCAGCCCAGAGCCATCGTGGCCGGTGCCGTTGCAAACTCGGCAATTTGCGTGCTGTAATTTATCCCCATTTATGGCAGCAACTGTCCCCATGTCGCAAGCCCCGCACGGTCTCCATAGCCATTGTGCGCAGTGATCGGCCATACAGGTATTTCCGTTCATAATTGCGCAGCACAATTCTCTTGCATCATTCGGCGTTCGCCAGTTACTATTCATTGTCGGCCTCCCCTCTCGCTCGCTCGCTCAATAAAAATATTGCCGTTGCCGTCCGATTCAACAAAATACTCACGGTTCGGATCAGCCACCCAAAACTCAATCTTTGTCACTTTGCCCTCTGATTTTCCGGCCAAATAAAACGCCCAGCAGGAAACAAAGTAAACCAGTAGTGCTGCGAGTTCGCTCATAGCCCCTCAACCCTGTTCCTGATTTTCTCCACGTTCGCCACAATGTCGTCCAGCGCACGGAGTATTTCGTCTACCGCATAATTGCTTATCGGCATCATGTGTAGTTCGGTATATGGTTCTGTTTGATTTGTTGTTTCAGGCTCGTACCTATTCCATTCCGGCGCTTCACAGAAATTGCACACGCCCGTGGGTTCGCCCCTGTTGCTGCACGTTTCGCATGGTGCTTCCCGGTCATCCGGTGTTGGATTGGGCTCAAAATTGGTCGGCGGTGATTCAAGTACCGGCTCCACTGTTTCAGGTTCGATCTTTCGGAAATGGGCGACGAGGTATATAAGTGGGGCTTTGATGCCGTTATCACGTTGCGCTATTAGATCAACCGGAAACACCGGCCCCTGTTTTTCATACGTCACGTTATATACATCATTCGGATTATTGCTTTTCCGTCCGGCCATCTGCCAGTGGCTAAATGTGTACCCATCAGCGGCCACTGCCTCAACCGCATATCCCATCTGGTTATGGTGCATATACGGCCAGCCAGGGCTTGGGTTATACCATTCGCCAAAATCTTCACTCACTATTTCGCCTGCCCCTTGCGGCTCAACCTGAGTCGCTAATCCCCACTGGCCTCATTCAAACCGGGGCGTGGTTATTGTTTTAAGATCGGTCATTTTGGGCCTCCTGTTCTGCTTTCATATCCTGCTGTCCCTCGTAATATCCGTCACATTTCGCATTATCAAGACAACCGGGGCATGGCGTAATGGTTATCGTTTCTTTCCTTAAATCCATGTCGTGATCCAGTTCTCCGCCACACTCAGCGCATAGTATTTTAAATTCGATTATCATTTACCCCTCCTCTAAATAATATTCCGTTACCAAATTGATCACAACCGCCATCCGGTAAGCATCAGGATTATCCCCGTACAGCCCACCACGGCCTGATTGATGCTCCCCTGCATGGCATTCGTGGCACAACGGGATTATCAGGTTATCCCCGGACTTCATCGCCTTGCCGCCCGTGTACTTGTTCAGGGCATAATACTTTACGGCTAAATCGCTTTGGTGCGCTGGCACGTTAGGGCGGTCTTTCGTGGGGATTCGACCGCAGGCGGCGCATGGTTTCATGGCTACCCATTCCCGGTAGCCCCTGTCTCTGTATTGTTTGGCTTTAAGCATGGGGTTCATTCGGGTTCTCCCATAACGCTTCAAAACAATCCGGTTTACCTGCAAACTGCGATATATACACCCCTGCTTTTTCTGCGCCTTTCCAGACCTCCGGCAACAAAGCCCGTTCGCACGTAACGCCGTGCTTGCAAAGCAGGTAGAACGGGAAGAATGTCATGTCTCGGTAGCAGATCATAGTGCCTTCCATTCAGCGAGAGCCACAACAGGTATCACAAACATGAAAAACTTAATGGGATCGTCTACAACATTGATGTTGCAAATAACCCCAAGCAGAAAACCCAAAGAAAACCCGTAGGAATATTTTTTAAAAAAGTTCATGCCGCCTCCTTTGCCTCAACTACCGCCCTGAGCATTTCGTCAACCGTCAGCCCCACCATCTTTGCCAGCACCGGAAAAGCCCTGCCAAAATAATTACAGGCTTCAAGGTGTTCCAGGTTGTCGTAGCTGATCGAATCCACAAGAGCGAAAGCCACACCGTTTATCACCTTAAACCCCTTGAGGTGCCGCAGTTGCACCCTTACCTCAAAATCAATGGACTCTTTCGTCTCATCGTCCTTGTTGTCAGCAACCCAGCCGCAACAGTCCATGTACGTTGATAGTTGTTTGTAGCTTCGTTCTTTTCTGGTGCCGGAAATATTCGCCTTCAAAAGCTGGTTCGGCTTAAAACCCTTGATCGTTGTTTCGCTGTGTTCGTCAAACGGGCGCAGATAGATTTTGCCGTTGGATTTAAATGCCTGTAGTACCGTTTTTTTCATTTGATTTTCTCTATCGTTTTCTTCAGGTCTTCGTTAAATTTGATAAGCTCGTTGTGTAATGCTTCGTGGAATTTTTTATCTGGAACAACCCTTACCAACAATGGTTTTAATCCTGGGTAATAACTAAAAAAATCCCACCATTGACGGCCAGTAATATAAAGATAACCCTGAACCTGTTGAAAATATGTAGTGGGTAACTTTCCGCTTACTTTGTAACCAACGTGAGTGCTGATAAGGGGGCATTTAATTTCAACCCCACCATCATCGTCAACCAACCCATCCGGTGAGCCACCAGCCGTATCACACTTAATAAAACCAACCTCAACCACTTGGTTGCCTGTCATAAACTCGTAGACCGTTCTTGCTTCCGATTCCAATTCACAACCACGTTGCATTGCCGCAGATTGGTACGAGTCCTCACGGATACCAGCCACGGCTTCCCCAGCAAGCTGATACAGGTACTTGTCACGCTGTTTGGATGGTAACCCTTTGGTGGTGATTATCTCTGCAAATTTGGACGGTGATGGCACACCAGCTTTTATCTCAAACCATTCAGGGCTTCTTTGTTCGCAGTTTACAATTTCCATTATGCCGCCTTTTTCAGTTCTTCCTTTTTCTTCGTGAACATTTGGATGATAGTGTCTTTATTGCTGGCCTTGGTAATTGTGTCACCCCATGCGTTCCACAGGTCGGTAAGGTCTTTTTCGGATTCGCAAGCGTTCAGGCCGGTTTCGAGCTCTTTGGTCGGCAGGGGTTTTGCTTCCGGCTTCTTATCGTCCTTGCCGTGCTTGTTGGTAGCGTCAGCGTCCTTGTTATCATCAATCAGGAACAACCCGTTGAGCGCATACTTACGGGCGTAGCTGGACGATGAACCGAAACTCTGGGCAATGTCCATGCCTTTGCGCTCCGTGTTGATACCGGCCTGTGCTTTCACCTGTACCTGTGTTGTACCGTCCGAATAAGTGGCCGTTGACTCAACAAACGGAACACCAACGACCTCTTTAATTTCATCACTCAGGGTTACGGTTTCCCCTGGCTGAAGCAACGGTTTCACGGCTTCAAGAATATCCTCACAACTGCGGTAGTAGTATTTACCGAAAGAATTGTGTTGGTTCTTCGGTGCTTTTAATTGCTGTTGAATGTCGTATAGACTCATGTTCTCCCCCTATCCTGTTTTCCCGTATTTCTGCTGTAATTCGATTGCGTCAATCTGGCGCTCTGCGGCCTGCTCTTTTTCGTCTTTCGCCTTGGCAATAATATCCTCTTTGGCGCTGGCCCAAAAATCAGGTTCGTAGTGGTCGATGAATTTTTCAGCGTCCGGTATCCCAGGTATCTCCACACGCTCAAAATCAACCTCTTCCGGCGATCCTTCGCATGGTGATGTTTGTGAGTAATCCGGCTTTTCTTCTGGTATGTAATTCCCGCTCACGTAAACCGGAATTTCGATGTATTTAACAATTTGGATTGACATATTACCCCCCAAATGCGTATGCGGCCACCAATCCGGCCACGGCAAAGCAGGTTAAGGCACCCGCCAGCAGGTTGATATTGCGCTTGATAACGATATCCCCCTTGGTCTGGTACACGCTGTCATTTACTTTTCCGGTTTCTGCGTTGATGCCGGCTATGATCTCGTTGTTCTGGTCATAGTCTGCTTTGTTGAGTTTAATTTTCCCTTGGTATAGTAGCATGGGTTTCTCCTTGGTTTGTAAAACTGCGATCTCAACTCTTCTTACTCCGACTCATTGGGTGACTAACTGCAATACTTTGATTGGCCTTCCGACTTGCGTTCGCTTATAGCTACTAACAACGGGCGTCTTGGCCGTTCGTTTCTTGGCTCACTGCACCACTTATTGCGTGATTTACCGAGTTTCTTGATTCGTAGTTTGCGCAAACTTTTTCTTTCCATACGGGGTCAAACAGGAGTGGGTAGATAAACCACCCGTGTTTTAAGCCGTGCGGGTTTCCGGTCATTTCGGGGTCGGGCTTATTGCATTTGATGTGGCAATTTCCCGGCACCTCTTCTTTGTGCTTACAGCTATAGCACTCTGACATTTTATCTCGTTCCATTTCACCCTCCTTTACCCGCTTACCCGGGACCGGACCACCCGGCCCCGGTGCGGTTGATAAGTTTTTCCAAGTTAACGTTTCCGTCTGTTAATGTTTTTTTACTCAGCGGCTCCTTTTTTTGAGTTGTGGTTTATGGTTTTTGCCTTATCGCCCGTTACGGTTACAGAGGGCTTACGCTTTGCGCTGCCGTGTGCCGGGTTGGGGCTTTATTACCGCTGTAGCGCATTCCGTCCCATACTTGCCGAAGGTTGGGCTTCCCGTCTGATCGGTTCTCAAGGTGCGCTCTGTGCCGCGCGGCCATCACTACGGGGTAGCGTTCTCGCGGCTGTGTGGTTGTTTATAAATAAAAGATTACCCCACTGTTCGGCCATTGCTTTTGCTATTCCTGGATATGTCTTACTCCTTAATTTAGACCTGTTAGCAGATGGCGGCATTTTCCAAATTTTATTTTTTCGTCCATCAACGATATCCGTCGGCTTTAAAAGCGGTAACCCCTTTAACCATAAACATGTTGCTTTAGTCTCCCCGTGTCCGAATTGCCATGGTTGTATTATCTGATCCGGTTTGCGATATCTTGTTGACATTATTCCAACGGGGTTTTCAATAGCTATACGCGGACAGTGATGATTTACAAACATCATGAAAAAATCAATTGCTGATTGCTGTCTTCCATCGGCCTGTTTTTGTTTAAACCATCTGGCTCCAGAACAAGATAAATGAGTGCACGGTGGGAAAGCAATTATCATTTCCCACGGCTCATTTATCCAACGATTGACATCACCACGTAAATGCCATTCAGGATGACCGCCGGAGCATGGTTCTGTATCACAAGAAAACGCAGGTAACCCAAGTTTGCGAATTTCTATAGTTACGGATTGACTTTCCTCACAGGCAACCAGTATCATTTTCATCCTCTATTCATAAGACGGCTGATATTTGATTTCTTCAACGGCGTTTTTCCTGATCACCCAAATCATGTCCCTGATCATGCTTTGGGCGGCTGTTTCGCTTTTACAGACAAATTCTATCTGATTATCGCCGTCTTTAATAATGACCGTGATGGAGTTACTTCCGTCTTTGTTGTCTTTTTTGCTCTGTTTGATAATCATCGTGTCGCCTTTAAATAAATGGCCCGGAGCGGGGGAGGGGAGCCCACACGATCGGGGAGGTGATGTTGCTCCGGGCCAAGGGTTAATTCTGGATGGCCGGACGCTACTCCCGGCAATTGGGCTCCTATGCTCACATACCCAGACAGGTGGCACTGCCTTGCGTGTCTCTGCGATTTTTTCCACGCCGCATCCAGAAATTTTGTTTACGTTATACATTAGCCGCTCTCCCCTCCATCAGCATCCGGTATAAGCGGCGGTTCTGTTTTTCCCTCGCATCAGTCCTCGCAGCAGCCCATGCAGCTTCCCTCGCAACAGCCCTCGCATCAGCCCTCGCAGCAGCCCACGCAGCAGCCCTCGCAGCATCCCACGCGGCATCCCTCGCAGCCCTCGCAGCCCTCGCAGCAACACTCGCAGCATCCCACGCAGCGCCCCACGCAGCAGCCCTCGCAGCATCCATCGCAGCATCCCTTATTGATTCATCACCAGTTTTGAGGTAATGGACCACAACGTCAGGTGCATCCCATAAATGTATAACATCAATGGCGCACATCCGGGCGAACCTTCGCAAAACAGGCTCTGCATCATATCCCCATAAGTATGTGCGCTCTGTAGCCGCAATCTTATCGCTTGCGACATCCATTGCCCCCGACAACTCAACCCGGTACACAAGAGACGACCTTGCATATTCCAGCGCGTCACATGGGGCAATTGAGGCATGGAGACCAGCATGGCAACAGGATGGTTTTTCCCAAACCAAACCGTCCGCATCGGTAAACGGAAATTTAACCTTGTGTGTTCTGCCGACTACGATTTTGCGATTATCGCCATACCGTAATTTCTTGTCAGGTGGTGCGAAATACCAGGCTTTAATTTTTTTATTCATGATTCCCCTCACGTTTTAATGCCATCTTAATCTATGTTTTTCGGCTTGTCAAGAAAAATTATTAAAAAAGTTTCATTTATTTCCTTGACAAAATAAATCGGATAGAATACTATCAACCATCATGACAAAATTAAAATCGTATCTCAAACAAATCAGGTATAGTCAGGTAGAGGCGGCCAAAGAGCTTGGTCTTCATAACCACTACTTTAACACCATCGTTAATGGCAAGCCAGCCGGGAAAAAGACCGCCCTTAAAATACAAGAGTGGTCAAAAGGCAAAATTAAGGCAACAGAATTGATGGGGCTATAAGTGGACCTTTTAAATTACGCCGAATCAATCCGCAACCGCAACGCCGGTATTGCTCAGTCGCTTGATAACGCGGAGCGCAAAACACCGTCATGGAAACAACAGGCCCTTGAATACGTCCGGACGTTTCCAGATAACCGTTTTATGACCGAGAACGTTAGGCACTATGCTTATGATTGCGGGTTGCCTCATCCACCGTCAGAAAGGGCGTGGGGCGGCGTCATGGTGGCGGCCTGTAAGGAGGGGTTGATTGAGCGGGTCGGGTATCAGGCGGTCAAGAATCCGAACGCACACTGTACACCGGCGACGGTATGGAGAAAGAGGGGATAAATGGATTATCAGGAGTTTTTAAAGAAAAAAGAAATAATTGATAAGGCGTCAGGCTTTGAAGCTGAAAACATAAACAATATGCTTTTCGGTTTTCAGCAAGCCATAGTTAAATGGGCATTAAGACGTGGCAGGGCCGCTATTTTCGCAGATTGCGGATTAGGCAAAACACCGATGCAGCTCGAATGGGCTGATAAAGTTAACAAAAAAACCGGCTATCCGGTTTTAATACTTGCTCCACTTGCTGTTTCGAAACAAACCAAAAGAGAGGGCGAAAAGTTCGGAATAGATGTAAATATATGCGATTCACAAGATGATGTATGCGGTTGCATTAACATCACTAATTATGAAAAACTCCATAAATTTGATCCTGATTTTTTTGGTGGTATTGTTTTGGACGAATCAAGCATATTAAAATCTTATTCGGGAAAGTTCAGAACGTTCATAATCGAATCGTTCAACAAAACACCATATAAACTTGCTTGCACAGCGACACCGGCACCGAATGACTTTATTGAGCTTGGAAATCATGCCGAATTTTTAAATGTATTATCAAGGGCAGAAATGCTTTCCATGTTTTTCATAAACGACACATCAAATGCCGGAACATGGAGACTTAAAAAGCACGGCCAGGAAAAGTTCTGGAAATGGGTTTGCTCTTGGGCTGTTATGTTTTCAAGGCCGTCTGAGATAGGGTTTGATGACAACGATTTTATTTTACCTAAACTAAATTTTATAAATAAGCAGATCAAAATAGGCAAACCGCTTCCTGGGTATTTGTTTGTCCAAAAGGCTGAAACATTGCAAGAAAGGCGTGAAGCCAGAAAAGAGTCGATACAAGAAAAGATAGAAGTGGTTAAAAAAATAACATCTGAGTCAGACGAGCAGTT